GTCATGCGGTGGCCGATGTTCGTGGTCTGCTTGGGGGTGGGGCTCTTCTGGCTCTGGGACGTCTGGCAGGAGCACCTCGCACACGAGAAGGAACTGAAGGGTAACTACAAGTTCCGCGAGTAGGAGCTTGACTCTCTAACCTTGGTTGTGCTAGATTATCGCCATGATGAACTGCATCGCTTCCCTTCCTCTGGCGGAGACGGGGTTCGAGCAGCAGGGGCTTCTCTCCTGCCTTCAGACCTTCGCTCTCCCCACCCTCGCGGGGGTCTTCCTCGGCTACCTCCTGCACCTCTTTCAGGAACTCTGCGGTCGCCTCTGGGAAAAGTGGACCGAGAGGAGCGGGAAGTGAGCTTCGAGACGTTCTTCCCCACCGACCTCACGTCCGTCATCCCGGCTCAGAAGCTGGGAGTGGCTGAGATCCAGCACTTCGAGGTCTCCGAGCAGGCAGCCAAGCTGGGGAACCTGCGGGCGGCCATGCACGGCTCCTACGAAGACATGGTCCAGCCCGGGAAGTACACCCGGCTCCTCGTCGGCGGGCGGCTCATGATGACCGACACCCCGATGGAGAAGAGGACGAACCTCGGGTTCATGTCCAAGGCCAAGGGGCGCGTCCTCGTCGCCGGTCTCGGGATCGGGATGATCCTCCACAAGCTCCTCGAAAAGCCCGAGGTCACCGAGGTCGTGGTCGTCGAGAAGTACCCCGATGTCATCAAGCTCGTGGCCGAGTCGCTCCCCGAAGTCCCGGGCAAGGAACTTATCCACGTATGCGCGGACATCTTCGACTGGAAGCCTGTGAAGGGTGAGAAGTTCTCAACAATCTACTTCGACATCTGGCCGGACATCTGCACGGACAACCTCAAGGACATCACGAAGCTCAAGCGCAGGTTCCGCAGTTCCCTCGCCCCGGGTGGCTGGATGGGCGCGTGGGTCGAGGACCGGCTCCGGGTGCAGGCCCGGAGGGAGAAAAGGAGAGGCTGGTAACACGAGGCCCTAGCCCGAGGCGAAGGGGACAAGTTCTCCCACCCCCGGGTATCTATCTATCCTCGTATTTTTTCGGAGGTAACGACGTTGCGTGTCATCACCCGGGGCGTTCAGCCCGGCGACTACATTTACACGGCCACCTGCGAGAACTGCCAGACGACGGTGGAGTTTGCCCGGCGCGAGGCACAGGAGTGTCCCGACTTCCGGGGGCCGCTGATGCTGAAGGTGAACTGCCCGGTTTGCGCGTGCTCCGTCTACGTGGAAACTGACACGGGGCGGAAACCCACCATCGTCCCGGAGCCTTCCCGATGATCCCCCTCACGAAAGAAGAAGTGCGCTCCCTGATCGGGGAAGGCTTCCACTCGATGCTTCGCAAGGGGATCGACGGACACGGAAGCGCGGAGCTGTGGAAGTACATCAACGACATGCCCGAGGGGGAGTGGCGCGGGATGCTGGACCACTGGATCGTGACCCCCCTCATGCGGGAGATCCAGCGCACGGGTCGGGCGATCCGGCTCCGCTTCCCGGCTCCGGAGCCCCGGCTCAGGATGATCGTCCTGCGGTACATCAAGGTCCGGCACTTCGAGGTGCTCTGGACGGCCGAGGTCAACCGACTGGACCACGAGTGGAGGCGGCACACTCCCCGGGAGCGGGAAGACCCCTTGCTCCAGCACATCGTGCATCCCATCCTGATGGCCTGTCGGCACGCAGCCCGGAAGATGCGGCAGGCCCGGCGGCTGGAGAAGGAACTGCTGACCGCCGTGACCGTCGCCTCGGGGGAGGCCCCCCTTGACCGCTATCGAGTCTGAAGCCCATGAGCTGGACTTCCTGCACTGGATGGTCTTCGGCACCCGGGCCGGGGTGGTGGGGGGTACCCCCATCACCTTCCCGTACCTCGAAAGCCGGATTCCCCATGCCTTCGATGATGCCGAGGTGGTCTCCCGGCTGGTCCTGAAGGCTGTCCGGATGGCCGGGCGGCTGACCCCGTGGGCGGCCCGGGGGCTGGTCTGGCTCTGCCGGAACCGTTCCCGGGACTTCCCGGCGGTCTTCCACTCCACGGTCAACTCGGCCGAGGAGCTGCTGGTCTTCGCCTCGACGTACTCCCGGTCCCACGCGCACTGGGGGAAGATGGCCAAGGAGCACATCGCCCAGTGGCTGGAGCTGAGGCTGGACGAGGTGGAGGTGGCGGCCCACCGGAAGTACCACCGTCGGCACCGGCACTCCCTCGCCGACCTCGTCCGGCTGGCCCACCCGACCTTCGGCGGCCGGAAGTCCTCGTCCGTGGACTGGCTCCTCGGCCGGTACACCCCGGGCCAGAACAGCTTCCTCGACCGGATGAGGTGGCTCTCGGACCCGGCCCTGCCCCGGGAACTCCGGCTGGAAGTCCTCGGGGAGACCCGTGTGCCCTCCCCGTTGGCCGAGATGGCTGCTGGATCGGACCTCGACCTCTGGCACGCAGCGATTCCGAGCCTGTCGGTGGAGGCCCTCCTCGCGGGCTTTCCCCGGCGAGCCGGGCGGGAAGTGACTCAGCGGGCCGTGTTGGCCCGGCTGAGGGAGCTGGTCCCGCTCAACGTCCCCCGGCTCCTGCGGGCGGCGTGGAAGGTTCCCCGGGTGCCTGAGACCCTCCCCTTCCGGGAAGCCCTCGGGCAGCTCCTCTGGGAGGCCGCCAAGGCCATCCCGAGGCCCCCCGGGCGGACCCTCGTCCTCATCGACCGGTCTGCTTCCTGCCCCCCAGCGTTCTTCCGTGAGGCCCTCGCGGCGGCGGCCTTCGGCCCGTCCCGGCTCTATCTGGTAGACGATGTGGTCGAAGAAGCGTCCGGGCGGCCCATGGACCTGCTCCAGAATCTGGGGGCTTTCGCCCCCCGGGGCGGGTCCGGGCTCCACAAGCCCCTCCAGCTCACCCTCGCGTCCCGGGACTTCTACGACCGGATCGTGGTCTTCGCGAAGGGCTACCCCTTCCTGCTCCCCGAAGTTGGCCCGACCCTCGCGGCTCTGCTGGAACGATACCGGGAGAGCGTCAACCCTCACTGCCTCTGGACGTCGGTCGTCCCCGGCCCCCTCGATCGCATTCCCGGACTTCCCACCCACCGGGACCGTCTGGTCTTCGGGGCGGAGTGGGTTCAGCCCGTCCTGCCTTGGCTCCGGTCGGCGGAAGCCATCCTCTCGGAAAAGGAGAACGTGTCAAAATGACGTACTTTTTCGTGTTCCTCGCGATCGGCCTCATGGCCTCGGCCTACTCCATCGGCTGGGTCATGGGGTTCAAGAAGGGGGCTACTCTCATGGAGGTCTCCGTGCTGTCCAAGCTGAAGAAGAATTACGGCGCGAACTTCGAGAACTCCGATGGTCCCGGGAGCATCGAGTCCCCGTGACTATCGAGCGGAGGGTGTCTTCCTACCCTTGCCGCCGTGCCTCCCGGGGGGACAGGGACCGGTCCTCCTCCCGGTCCTGCGGGCAGGGAGACAGCCTCCTCTTTCGCACCTGTTTGAGCTTGACAGTTTGAGCTTGAAGACATACACTACAGGCATGAGAAAGCCCGACCTCTCCAAGGCCCCCCGGTCCTGCAAGCAGGTCACGAAGGCCCTGAACGTCCCGGGAGTGGACTTCTGGTACAACCCCCAGTACGGGTACTTCTACCTGAGCGGCGGGAAGGCCGGACAGCTCTTCTCCTCGACGGTCTTCGAGGGCGGGTTCACCCGTCTCGCGGACTACACCCTCGGGGAGTGGGTCGCCGAGTGCCAGCGGATGCTGGCGGAGGTTCCGGAGCCCGTGGAGTCCGGCGACGGAGCCATCAAGGTCTATCTAGCGGAGAAGACGTTCTTCACGGTCGAGGTGAAATCGTGAACCGGTCCCGGACTCTCGGAACTGATAGCCCGGGGGGAGGGAAGGGGCAACCCTTGCAGGGGTCGGGCACGTTCTCGGGCCGCCGGAACTTTTTCCTCACGATACGAGACATGGCTCTCGGCTACATGCTCGGGAAGCCGAACGTGGCGGCGGCCTACAGCTCCTCGAAGTGCGTCTGCGGGAGAAACTCCTTCAGACCGTTCGAGTTCGGCACCCAGAAGATCCTCGTCTGCACGAGGTGTGGACTCATGTTCATGGACAAGTTCAAGAACAGCGACCCCGTGCCGGGGTAAGAAAGGATGCGTCGTGGAAAAGAAGGAAGCTCTCCGTCGGCACTCGAAGAAGAGGATGCGCGAGCGGTTCGGAATCGCGGGGAACCACCGTGACTATGCTCGGATCGTCGAGGCCATCAGAACCCAGACAGCGAAGTTTATCGGCCGGGCGTCTCACCGGGTGTCAGTCTTCATGGTGGATTCCCAGACCGGGCCGATGAAGGTGCTGTACGACGGACGCCGGGGTGAGGTCATCACGGTGCTGACTCCGGACATGCACGTCACCGTCCGTCCAACCCGGAACGCGGAGGTGTCGGAATGACCATCGTCGAGAAGTTCTCTCCCACGGTCGTGGAGGTGCTCGGGGTTCGGGCGGCCCGTTTCCTCGGATTCCTGAAGCCGTGTCTCCCGGTGCGCTCGATGTCGGAGCTGTCGTCCCTCGGGTACGACGAGGCGGCACAGCTCGCGAATTCCTTCTCGGTCCACCTCATGGACGCGGCGGTCTGCATCGAGGACCACGTCTTCAGCTCGACTAGGAATTCCACCTGCCCGAGGTGCGGGACGGCAGTCTGGTCCCACCTGACGGATCTGAAGGTCTACCCGGTCAACCCGTCCGAGCTGTGGGACGAGGAGAAGAGGCTCCGTCGTGATTCTGCTTCCTCCTGAACTTCCGAAGTTCAAGGGTTCGGTGCAGGTCTACGACTCCGGGCTGCGGGAGTTCGAGGAGATCGCTCGGAAAGAGCCGTTCACCATCCTCTACTTGGAGGGGTACATCGGGTCGCCGATCATCTCGCTGGTCCTGCGCGGCCCGGTGACGATCACGGCGTACTGCGGGGTGCCCCCGGACATGCTGTTGGCGGAGAGGTTCTCCGCCCCCTACGACGAGCTGAACAACTACATCGAGTCGGCCCACGGGGGTCTGACGTTCTCGGGCAAGCACGAGCTGGCCTTGGTGGAGTTCGCCCCGTTCATGAACTACCACTTCTGGGGCTGGGACTACGGGCACGCAGGGGACGCCACGATGTTGCGGTTTGATCTGGCCGACATGGCTAACCCCAAGCTGGCCTTCCTGTCTCACGGGAAGAAGTGGACCCTTCCGGAAGTGCTTTCGGAGACTCGGGAGGTGGCCATCGAGCTACACTCTTACGTCATGGGGGTCGAAGAGCTGGCGACGGATTCCCGGCACCGTCACCCCGGGATGCTCCCGAAGCTGGGAGGTGGCAGGTGATTCACGATCCGTTGGACGACCTGATCCGCAGAGACGACCTGATCCGCAGAAGCGCAGCGTGGGGGACGAAGAAGGTCGGGGAGGAGTTCGACCGGGCACGGGACATCGTGCTCGGGAAGATCCCGCCCTCGCGTCCGACCGACCCGGAGAAGCACATGCGCGATTCCGTGGTGGCCATGATGGCTGCCATTGGATCGGCCAAGCCCCCCGACCTCTCCTCGGCCCGGATCAAGGATCTCAAGGCGAAGGTTCGCAAGGTCATCTCCGGGGCGGAGAAGGAACTTCCGGCCGAGCCGGAGGACTCTCCTGCCTTGAAGGTGGCCCGGGAGCTGAGGAAGAAGCTGGCCAAGAGTGCCCCGCCCTCTCGGCCCTCTGCCGGGCGCATCCTCGCTGGGGCGGAAGACGAGCCTCTGGGTGGACGTCCGCAGGTTCGGTCCCGGGCGCGGGACAAGGCGGAGGCGGCGGCCGAGGCCCGGATCTCCGAGGAGTTCACCGTGTCCGAGCAGCTCGGACCGCTCCGGAATTCCCTCTACAACGAGAGGTATCTTCGGGTGGAGATGCCTGTTGACTCCTGACCCGCAGCACCGCACGACCCTCGTTCTGGCCCGGGATTTCGGTGTCTCGTATTTCGTCGAGACTCCGTTTCTTCATGTTCATTACTGCTTCTTGGATTCGGAAGCTGAGGCTGTTGGGTACACGGCCCACGAGTTCTGCTGTCACCTCTGCGGGAAGTCCCTTCTCGTGTTTGCGGACTTCCGGAAGCTGGAGGACTCGGACGAGTTCGGGGTGTCGCATGAAGACCAGATCCAGATGAGCTGGCTCTTCACCCGATTCTCCCGGGAGCATCAGCCTTGTCACATGACAGGCCCCCCGGGGCAGAGCCAGATGTACCGGGAGGTGTTCGAGGCCGCTCTGGACGCTGGAGACGACGACGTCTTCTGTTCTGAGACCCGAACCCAGAAGGCCACCCGCGATCTTCGGACGGTGGAGGTTCTCCCACAGTAGATTCATACAGGATCTTCCTCCGCCACTATCGGGGGGAGGCTCTGCATGAACACGGACTGGTTCAGCATCGTTCCGGAGAGCTACATGGATTCGCAGGGCGATCCGCAGGTGACTCCGTCTCTGCCTGCGCTCTCGGACTTCCGGCTGACGTGGTACGCCCCGGATCTTCCTGCCGTCGCGGCTCCTGTTCCGGTCCCGGCTGACGACCTCGTTCTGGAGTACGCCTCGGAAGCCATCAAGGCGTTCCGGGGGGACGATCCCGGGGACACCATCGTTCGGTTCCGGGGACTTCCGTTCTCCGCCACTCGGATGCTCCTACTGGTGGAGTGGGAGGTGGACAACGCCACCCCCCTCATCCCCCTGATCTCCGGGGCGACCGTCGGCGGGCAGTCGGAAGAGGTGAACGTCCTGTACGGGCTCCTCGCGGCCACCCCGGGCCTGACCCCGGTCCACTTCGACTTCCGGGAGGCTGGGTCGGGTGACCCGGTCGGCGGGGTCGAGATCACCGTCTGGGACGACACCCTCGACGTTCCCCTCATCCCCCTCCTGCGGACGACGGTCGGCGGCCGGGCCACCTGTGGGCTTCCCCCGGGGGCGTACAAGGTTTTCGCCTACAAGCCCTACTCGTCCTTCACGGATGAGTTCCCGGTGCCCCTGACGGTCGGGGCGGACGTGGTCACCCTGTCCATGACCCTCTCTCAGGCCCGCCCGGCCCTCCCGGTGGTTCCGAAGGTGACGGTCTTCGGCTGGGTGCTCCGGCCCGACTTCGTTCCCGTTCCGGAGGCGGAGGTCAAGCTCCGACTTCTCAACACCCCCCAGATGTCCAACGGGGGAGGCGGCCTCACCCGGTTCGAGATCACGGCGTTCACGGACGCCGAGGGGCGCTTCGAGCTGTACCCCATCGGGGGCATCACGGCTCTCCTGACGTGTGAGGCGACGGGGTACTCCCGGAAGGGTGCTCTCCCCCTCAGCGGTTCCCTGAACTGGAAAGATTTCGCGAAGGAAACGATCGGAGCATAGGATGAAGCATTTCGCAGATCAGTTGTTCGAGTCTCTGGACGAGGGGGTGGACCCCAAGTTCAAGTCCGATCTGGAAAACCTCAAGAGGTACTTGGTCGGGATGGTCGGACAGTTCCACGTTTCGGACTTCGCGGGAGAGTTCAAGCGTATGGGAGACGACGCTCATGCGTGCCTCGTCATGGCCGAGAAGCTCGAAAAGCATCCCGGGCGACTGCTTCCCGGCGACATCGTGGGGGGCGTGCAGGAGAAGGTCCACGTGGCGGCGGCGACGTACGTCAAGCTCGGGGCCGAGATTCGCGAAGTGGACGCGCTCCTTCAGAAGATGAAGGCCAACCTCGCGAAGGCGGTCAACCGGCAGGAGACCACGGAGTCATGAAGTTCACCGAGGCTGAGCAGTTCCGCATCCAGTGCATCGTGGAGTCCCTCTTCGTCGAGGGGGTCTTCGACCCGGCGATCTTCAAGGCGTTCTTCATGGCCGGAGGTCCGGGGTCTGGGAAGTCCTTCGTTTCCCGGGCGGTCACGGGCGGCCATGGCCTCGTGACCGTCAACTCCGACACGGCGTTCGAGATCCTCCTCAAGAAGGCTGGGATGTCCCTGAAGCTCGACACCCTTGACCCGGCGGAGTACGGGGCCGTCCGGGCGCACGCAGGGGATCTGACGAAGGTGCGGCAGCATCACTGGGTCAACGAGCGGCTGGGAATGGTCATCGACGGAACGGGGCGGGAAGCCTCGAAGATCGAGCATCAGAAGCACGCTCTCGAACAGCTCGGGTACGACACGTACATGATCTTTGTGAACACCTCGCTGGAGGTGGCCCTCTCCCGGAACGCGCAGCGGGATCGCACTGTCCCGGAGCACGTCGTCCGGGAAGCGTGGCAGCACGTGCAGGACAACATCCCGGCTTTCCGGTCCATGTTCGGTGGGCACTTCTACGTAGTCGAGAACAACGGTCCCAATCAGGATCTTCTCGACCTCGCGTCGAAGTGGGTCCGCTCGCTCGTGAACACCCCGCCCCAGAACCCCATCGCCAAGAAGTGGATCGCCGACCGGGGAGGCACCGGGGCCATCGCCAAGTGGAGCTAGGAGGAGAGATGCCGTACGAAGTCCTGACCGTGTACCTCGACCTGTTCACCCGCGAGGGCTGCCTCGAATTCAAGCGGCTCTGCGAGGTCGAGGGTTGGCGGCTCCTGTGGCAGGAGCAGGTTCTGAGGAACGACGGGAAGACGGACTTCTCGTCCCACCTCGTCCACTTCCACCGTGGCGGAGAAGTGAAATGAAGATCACGACGAAGCTCGTCGAGTCCATCGTGGAGTTCGACCTGCCCGCTTTGACCCCCAAGCAGGAGCTGGAGAACCGGGTCCGGGACATCTTCCACATTCATCGCGGGGAGATGACGGATCAGGACGTCAAGTGGCAGCTCAAGACGAAGGCCATGCGCGACGTTCTCGCGGCGCTGGTCAAGGACAAGATCGTGCTCAAGCGCGGGGGCAAGTACGTGTGGCCCGACATGCGGCACTGACATTTCTAGCTTGACAGTTTGAGACTTTCTGATAGAGTAGAGCCATGAGAGTGAAGACGAACCTGACCGAGAAGTTCCTCCCCGATCGCGGGGATCTCCACCCCATCGTTCACTCGAACGGGTCGGGCAAGGCGAACCTTCTCGCGTGGGCTGAGCACTGCGAGAGTGCTCTGGCGGACGCTCTCACGGCCCTGCACTACGCCGGGGCTCCCCACCAGCGTGACTACTACATCGAAGGCCCCGAGGCATGGAACAAGGCCAAGAAGGGGTTCGAGGACCGGGTCAAGGCTGTCGCCGAGGTCCACGACTTCTACAGGGATCTGATCGACTACCTGCACACGGTGAAAGGTTGACCATGAAAATCAGGACGAACCTGACCGAGGCCCTCGTTGAGGGGCGCGATCTTCCAATCCGATACACCGTCAACCTGACCGCTCCGGGGATGCACTACACCCCGATGCAGTGGCGGACTCGGCCGCAGGGACAGATCCCGTCCTACGGTGCGCCGACTAACGCCAACCTCGCAAAGTTCATGGCCAAGTTCCTCGAAACCATGAAGCCGGGTGGTCACAGCGCTCATCTGGGGGATAAGGGTATTCCTACCCGTGCGACCATCATGGACCACGACACGGGGCAGGTCGTCGCTTCGTGGATAAATCCGGAGCACTAAGATGAAGGTCAAGACACGTCTCACCGAGGCGCTCACCGAGAGCAACCCGAACGACATGTTCGCCGGGCTCAGCAAGCCCTTCAAGGGGCTCAAGGCCGTGGACACGGTGTACTTCAAGCAGTACGCCGGGATGGGCCGGGGTGGCCCCGAGTACAGGACCGCCAAGGGCAAGGTGCTGAAGTACCTCGTCTTCCCCGACCACGTCATGGTCTCGGGGGGCTGGGCGGGTCAGCTCGTCAACGACGAGAACTTCATCAAGAAGGGCTGAACATGAAGGTCACCACCCAGCTCGCCGAATCTCTCACCGAGGCCGAGGGAAAAGAGGTCTTCCCGCACACCTTGGTCCAGCCGATCGCCCAGCGTCTGGCATCGGCCGCGCCCCTCCCCGGCCAGCGGAACACGGCCGTGATGCCGCTCGTGGGGATGCTCAAGCCCGGCGGACAGTGGTACCGGGACATCCCGTGGACCGTGATCGAGGGTGTGGCGAAGAAGCTGGCCATGAAGGAGTACGCCGGGCCGGGGCAGAGCGTGTCCCTCGCTTTGGCGCTGGCGCGGATCTCCATGATCTGGCAGGACGTCTACCACAAGTGGCAGAGCGGGGCGTAGGAGGCCGGTGATGCGCGTCTCGACCCGCCTGACTGAAACCCTCGTCGAGGCCGCCCCGATCGGGGGGAGCTTCCCGTCCCGGGTGCTCCACGACACGGAGCCCCTCGGGGGCAAGTACGTGCTGTTGGTTCTCTGGGACAAGGGCGACAAGGGAGCCTACGTCTTCGGCGGGCCGGACATGATGGCCCACGCCGGGGGCAACGCACGCGCCGGGAACGCCCGGTCGATCGCCTACACGAAGAAGCTCCCGAAGCAGACCGTCGGGGAGTTCAAGGCCAAGCTCGCCGGATCGAAGTACGCCGGAGCGGAGGTTCACGCATGAAGGTCACGACGAACCTGACCGAGGCCCTGACTGAAGCTCCCCGGAAGTGGAAGCGGGGGCAGTCCGAGGTCTTCAAGGACAAGGGCATCGTGGTCCAGTGGCTCCCCGCGAATCAGGCATGGTTCGTCGGGTTCGGCCGCGACCCCCAGACCGCCAGCCGCCTCCGGGTCATCAGCGACCCGGTCGAGCTGGACGACTACCTCCGGGTGGACCTGAAGCTCTACTGAGCTGACTCGCAAGTTCTAGATTGACAGGTCTAGAACTCTCGTGGTAGCCTTCCCTTGGTTGGAGGTACCGATATGACGAACCCCAATGTTCTGGTGGCCACCCTGCTGGAGTCCGAAAAGCTCCTCGCGGCTCTCACGACTTCGGCCGAGGCAGTCGGCCTGAAGCTCTCCCCGAAGCTCGTCCCGAGGACCGACCTCGACGACGAGCACATCTCGGTGGACGAGAACACCCTCGTGGACATCTACCCCGCCGGAGTCGAGGTCCGAACGCTCTCCGGAAGCATCCACGTTCCGGGCTACGTGGTCACGACGACCAACGTCATCCCGGCCTCCCGGTGGGTGCCCGAAGACGCCGACATCACGGACGAGATCGTCACCCGGAGCATCTCCGAGGCTGTCCACGTCGCCCTCGGATGCGTGCTCAACAGGCGACTCGAAGAGTTCATCATGGCGAGTTCGGAGGCAGGACTCGCTGAGGAGGGTGAATGAGGTACTGCTAGTCACCTCGCAGCACACACCCCAAGGATACGCAGGCCCCCCGTGAGGGGGGCTTGTCGTTTTATGCTTGACAGGATAAGCCTACTTCTGGTATCTTCTGGGTGTGGGCGAGACGCCCCGAAGAAAGCGAGAAACGAAAATGACCAAGCCCGCCGCCGCCCCCACGACCACGGTCCGGAACGCCACGACCTACAAGTACGAGGAGATCCCGGTGGTCGTCGGAATGGGCGTGACCGAGTCCTGCGGCTCCGACGCCTACCCCTACGAGGTCATCGAGATCCGCACGGCGGGCAAGATCATCGTCCGCTCGATGAACGCGGAGAACGGCCCCGGTGGCCAGCCCTACTCCGGGATCGAGAACTGGATCATCACCTCGAACCCCGAGGGGCGGATCGAGACCCTCCGCAAGGGCAAGGACGGGCGCTGGAAGGCCGCCTGCGGCACCCGCTACTACGTCGGGCACGCCTCCCGCCACCACGACCCGCACTTCTAACCCCGGGCCTCCTCCGAGAAACTCTTCAAGCCCCCGCGAGGGGGCTTGACTGTTTTAGCTTGTTCGTGCTAGATTACGGGTGTGGGCGAGAGAGCCCCGAAGAAAGCGAGACGCCATGAAACTCCTCACCGCCGCCACGACCAAAGCCTTCCAGAAGTTCCCGCTTCGCTCGCAGGAGGGCAAGTTCTTCGAGGCCAAGGTGGTCGCGAAGTTCTTCATGCCGTCCGGGCGCTTCACCTTCCTCGCCACGGAGGGGTCGCCCCTCCCGAACGGGGACTTCGAGTTCTTCGGGTTCTGCGTCTCCGCCCTCGGCTCGGACTGCGACGAGTGGGGCTACACGACCCTCTCCCAGCTCAAGTCGGCCAAGGGGATGTTCGGGCTCGGGATGGAGCGAGACCTGAGCGTGGCCCCCGGGAAGCGCACCGCCGGTTCCCTCCTCGGGATCTAGGAAGAAGGGATAACATGGGATACCTGACGAACGCCATTCGACTCGCTTCCCTCGCACACGCTGAGCAGGTCGATAAGGCCGGTCAACCGTATGTGTTTCATGTGTTGAGGGTCATGCTCTCCCCGACGCTGACCACCGAGGCCGAGCGAATCGTCGCGGTCCTCCACGACCTCAAGGAAGATCAGATCCACCTCTGGCCCGCCGTCGTCCGACAGTACGGCTGGAGCCCCGAGATCATGGCCGGGCTCGACGGGATCACGTGGCGGCCGGAAGAGACGTGGAAGGCGTACCTGATCCGGGCCAAGGCCAACCCGATCTCCCGGAAGGTCAAGCTCGCCGACATGACCGACAACCTCCGGGGGGTGCCGAACGCCACGAGGGTGGACGAGAGGCGCACCGAGAAGTACAGGAAGGGCATCAAGTTCCTGATGGCTGACTAACCGCCCACCCGGGTTCGGGGACGATGAAGCTGGCCGGGCATCCGGTCGGTGGAGAAACCGAGTCAAGCCCGGCGAAGGCCGCTGGAACGGCAGCACACCCGCCCGCCCGGTCCGTTCAACCGGCGGCATGTTGAGGAGGAAACCATGGGGCTCTACGCGACGGAATGGGTGGTCCCGGGGACGGGGTCCACGAGACGGGAGCTGAAGGAAGCTCGGGAGCAGGCTCTCGGGACGAAGATCTCCCGGGATGAGTTCGACGACCGGAAGTCCCGGCTCCGGATCATCTCCCGGCCGGTCAAGGAGGACTTCGACCTCCTCCGGATCGAGGCCGCCCTGACCCAGTTCCCCGGGGATCTGGAAGAGTTCGGCCCTGAGAACGACGGTGAGGAGGACGTATGAAGCTGGCGAAGAAGAAGGCTCCGGTCAAGAAGAAGGTTCTGGTCAAGAAGGCCCCGGTCAAGAAGCCGAGCAAGGGGGTCTCGTTCACGGACTTCCCGACCCTCGGGGACATCATCACGCGGCTGGAAGTTCAAGCGATCAAGCTGCACGAGGCCGAGAAGAAACTCCGGCTCACCGAGGCGGCCCACCTCGCGTCTGTGGAACGGGAGAACGTCCTGACCCGGGATCTCGATACGGCCCGGGAGAAGGTGGCCGTCCTCGGGCGGGAAGTCCTCGACCTCAAGGCGTCCAAGACCCTGTTTCAGGCCCGGGTGAAGGAGCTGGAGAAGATCCGGAAGGTGACCGCCAAGGTTCCCGGGGTCAAGGCCCGGCTGGACATCCTCCTCGACGGGGACTTCCACCGGTACTTCCGGAACGTGGAGGCCGGGGGCAACAGCCTCCCCGACCTCACGATCATCCTGAGAGAGCTTCAGAGCATCCGGGACGGCATCGCCGACTAGGCTTTCCACTACCACACGGGATTCCAACCACCCCCCGAAAGGGGGGTTTTTCGCGTTCATCCTCCTGAAAAACCAGCAGTTTTAGGCATGGCACTTCAAGAGGTTTCTCTATCGGGGTGCATGAGTGCCCCGCACCTCATCTACGGCTTGGCAGATCCCGAAACCGGAAAGCTCCGGTATGTCGGGCAGACCCACCGTACGCTGGATGCCCGGCTCTACCACCACATCTGGGATGCCATTCACCACTCTCACAAGAACCGCAAGGACGCTTGGATCTGCAACCTGACGGTGCGGGGCCTGCGTCCGAACATCGTACTTCTGGAGGAGACATCCTCATGGAAGACCCGTGAGAAGCACTGGATCGCCCAGTTCCCGGATCTCCTGAACTGCACCGAAGGCGGAGAGGGGATCGTCGGGTACAGGCACACCCCGGAAGCCCGGCAGAAGATCGCTGCGGCGAATCGGCTCAAGGCTGGGAAGAAGCGCACCGGGGAAGCTCTGGCCAACATCACTCGGGGCAACCTGAGTCGGCGGGGTCGGCCTCAGTCGGCGGAGACCATCGCGAAGAAGGTGGCGGCTCTTCGTGGGAAAAAGGCATCTCCTGAGCTGTGTGCGAAGCGGAAAGCCATGTGGGCTACTCCGGAACGCCGGGAGCAGGGCCGCCTGAACGCGCAGAAACGTTGGGATAGGGAAGAGGCCGAGTGGCGGGCTTCCTATCCAGAGTCATTCACCAGTCTGAGCACAACTCAGACAAACTAGGAGGACTGTTCAAAATGGCATCAATCGCCTTCGATATCCAGAACCTCGCCAAGAAGCTCGACCGGCTCGACGCCAAGGGGCCGACCTCGCGGAATCTCCAGTCCGCGTGGGCCATGGCGCAGACCATCAACTCCCTTCTTCAGGCCACCAAGGCCGACGGCGCGGGGCACTACACCCTCTCGGAGGACTGGACCGAGGCCACTCGGACCCCCTACGAGGCCGCCGTGGACGCCGCTCAGGTCGCTCTCACCGCCGCCCTCGCCCAGCTCAAGGTTCTCGTCAAGGCGTAACCTTCGATGCTGAACCGGGTGACCCAAGTCTTCTCCCCGTTCGGGTCGGGGGGCTTTCTCAGGCAGATGGCCGAGGCTGCGCTTCGGAACGTCAAGGAGTTTGAACTCAAGGTCGGCTCCTCTGAGAAGAGCCCCTACGACTTCCCGGTGGAGAAGCTCGGGGATCTCATGCTGGTCAGCATCGACGAGGAAGGTACGGTCCTCCGGGCACGGACCGTCAAGAACTCTCCCGGGAAGGATTACCAGTGGGCGGGTCCATGCACCCCCAAGGCGAATCTGTTCCGTGTCCTGAAGTTCGTCGGGGATGACCCTCTCGACCGTCAGAAGTTTCTTGACTACGTCTACAACTTCCGGAACGTCCTGATCGACCTCAAGAAGGAAACCATCGTCGTCATCGACGAGAACACGGCGGAAGCGTTGACGGTCACCAGCGGGGTTCAGGCTCCTCGGGTGGCCGCCATCATGACCGCACTGGGACAGTGATGAGACTTCTCGAAGCATCTTACTTTGAGGGTTACGAGATCCTCGAAGGCTCGGGCGAGGGGGCCAAGCCCCTGATCGTGCGGGGTGTGTTCGGGCGGGCGAATGTCAAGAACGAGAACGGACGGATCTACCCGGACAGCGTCTGGAGGAAGGTTCTCTCTGAGAGTTCCGAGGCCATGGGACGAATCAAGTCCCGGAACTTCTTCAGCGAACTCGACCACCCGGACGATGGCCGGACTCTTCTTCAGCGTGTGGCCGGACTGACCACGCGACTGGAGATGCGTCCCGACTGGGCCGTGTACGGTGAGGCGGAGATCCTCCCGACCCCGGCGGGGAAGATCCTCGAAGCCCTTTTCCGCTCGAAGGCCAAGATCGGCATCTCTTCGCGTGGGGAAGGGGATCTCCTGAAGACCGAGTCTGGTGACATCGTTCAGGAGAACTTTGAACTTCAGGCATTCGACTTCGTCCACAACCCCTCGACTCAGGGGGCCTATCCCAACCCCGTCTTCGAGCATCTTCTGGCCCGAAGGACAGGAGATCGAATGATGGATCTGATGGAAGAGTTCAAGGCACTGGAGAGGTCCGTCCTCGAACTCGTGAACCTGAAGCCCTCGGAGGTGTCCGCCGCCATGCGGCCCCTCGTCGAGCGTCAGGCGACCGAGACGATGGTCAAGCTCTCCAAGCTGTCCGAGTCGGCGGGGGACATGAAGCCCCTGTTCATCGGACTTCTCTCCGAACTGAACACCGCTCGTCGTCCTTTCGTCCGTCTGGGCGAGAACGACGGCGGCAACTACCACCCGGGGCTCGTGGACAAGCTCCTCGCGGCGACCAACACGGCCAAGGCCGGTGAGGCCGGAAGCGTCGAGGCCCTCCCCGCGACGGTGGAACCCGACTCTCTCCCCCTCATCCCCGGCGCGGACCCGAAGGCCGTGGGTGAGTCCAAGACCGAAAAGACCCGCAAGGAGGAAGCCAAGATGGCCGAGGCCGCGAAGAAGAATTCCATGAGCAAGGCCCTCCGGTCGGCGATCCGTGAAGCCGAGGACGAGCTGGATCAGATCGCCACCGACGAGAGCGAGGACGAGACCGCCCTCGCGGCACAGGAGGCGGCGCAGAAGTGCGAGTCCCGGCTCCTCAAGGCCGCCCGGAAGGTCATGGAGGGGGACGGCGCGAACCTCATGCCCGACTCCTACGAGCCCGCCGAGCCCAAGGGCGAGGAAGAGATCGGCGAGTCCGAGGACGGTGACGAGGACGACGTCCCGACCCTCACGGCGTCCGACGACGACGAGAACCAGTTCGGCGAGGACGAGAACGGCCCGCCGCCCGAGATTCAGGCCAAGATCGACGCCAAGGAGTCCAAGCGCAGGCGGCCCTCCGCCCTCCGCCGGTTCTCCGAGAGCGACGACGACAGCATCGACATCCCGGCCCCTCCCAAGGAGGAGGCCGAGACCGAGCCCACGGACGACGACGGTCAGCCCCTCCCCCCGATGGAGGCGAAGATCGTCAAGACCTACCGCAAGCTCGTCCGCGAGAACCGCCGGATGCGCTACGAGGCGAGGGTCACCGAGGCCATCGCGGCCAAGGCCATCGCCAAGCTCACCCGCAGGGTCCGCGCCACCGAGGCGGCCCGCCCGTCCGCCCCGGCCTTCATCGTGGCCGGTGGCCAGAAGATCCCGGTCAAGGTGGCCGGGTCGGTCATCGAGTCCCTCGTCCGCCGCTACAAGGAGCTGAAGAAGACCTCCGGCGGCAAGGTCACGGAGTCCGCCGGTTCGCCCGACCCGGGCAGCATCTCCGAGGGTCCGTTCGGCGTTCCGTCGTTCGCCAAGGTGGGCAACGTCGCCCGCCTGAACGAGGCCGCCACGGCCGGACGCAAGACCGAGAAGTCGATCCTCGAAAGTCAGGCTGAGCTGGGTGCCCGCGTGGCCGCCCGGATCGGTCGGGTCTAACCGCAGAGCGAGAAGCGAAGGAGATCTGAAAGATGGAACTCAACGAAGCAACGTTCAAGATGGGAACCTCGGAGCGGGTCAACAACGCTCTGGCCGCGTCCAAGTGGCGCAGGTTCCTCGAAGCCGCCAAGGTGCCCGAGGCCAAGCGGCCCTTCATCGCCCGGCTCTGCGAGAACCAGCTCACGTGGATGAGCCAGCTCGACGAGGAGACCCGTGTGGCCTCCATCGGGTCGTTCGAGAAGTTCGTCTTCCCGATGATCCGTGCGGTCTACCCGAACCTCGTCGCGCAGGATCTCGTCTCGGTGCAGCCGATGGAGGCTCCGACCTCCCTCGTGTTCTACCGCGACACCCGGTTCGGCTCCAACAAGGGCGCGGTGAAGGCGGGTGATCCGCTCTTCAGTGCGCGCACCGGCTGGAACAACGCCTCCGGGTTCAACTACACCTCCGAGGTCGTCGAGAACGAAGAGATCGAGATGTCCACGGGCACGGGCGTGTCCTTCACGGGCAACCTCGCCTACCACCCCCTCCGTCCGGGCGGGCTGGTGATCTCCTACCTCAAGACCGCCGGGACCGCTGCGACCCTCACCGACGACGGCGCGGGCGGCCTCATCGGCGCGGCCGGTGAGCTGGCCGGGACGAACACGATCGACTACGGCACGGGTGCCTACGTCATCACCTTCGACACCGGGAAAGACCCGGCGGCCGGGGCCTTCACGGCCACGTACGACTACAACTCCGAGGGCTACGGGGACATCCCGCAGATCGACCTCATCCTCACGAGCACGCCCGTCGTGGCTCGCCCGAGGAAGCTCCGCGCTCGGTGGAGCATCGAGGCGGCGGCCCAGCTCAAGGCGGTCCACGGTGACGAGGCCGAGGTCGAGCTGATGACCGACATGGCCAACGAGATGCGGATCGAGGTCGATCGCGAGATCATCTACGACCTCATCACCCTCGCCAACTCCAACAACACCTCTGGCACGATCACCGAGACGACGTTCGCCAAGGCCGCGCCTTCGAACATCAGCCTCTACCTGCACCGCCAGAGCTTCATCTACTCGCTCATCGAAGCCTCGAACAAGATCTTTCAGGCGACCCGTCGCCACGGAGCCACGTGGCTCATCGGCGGCACGAACGTCTGCTCGATCATTCAGGGTCAGGAGGGCGAGCAGTTCGTCCCGGCCGGTGGCGACTATCAGGGTTCCGGCGTCCAGTTCATCGGCACCCTGAAGGGCCAGTGGAAGGTCTACCTCGACCCGTACATGAACGCGGACGAGGCCATCCTCGGCTACAAGGGCGGGTCGTTCCTCGACAGCGGCTACGTCTACGCGCCGTGGGTTCCCTTCTACGCCACCCCGACCATCTACCTCGACGACTTCGTCGGCCGCAAGGGGCTCTTCACCAGCTACGCGAAGAAGCCGATCAACGGGCTCTTCTATGCAAAGTTGAGGCTCACCTAACTAAGTCTAACCTAGTTGGGGGCCTAAAGTCAAGTGCGGGGCCGCCTTCGGGCGGCCCCTCTCTTTTTTATGTCTGACCGGCCTATTAGACTTGACACCAATCACAGTCTAATATACATTTCCCCCATGGTCAGCATCTACATCCTCATGGACCCTGCCGGTCAGATCCGGTACGTGGGCAAGGCGAAAGACCCGGAGCAAAGGCTGAAGGTCCATCTCAAGACCAGAGGGGTGGTCAGGTGGTGGGCTGAACAGCTCTCCGGACCGCCCACACTGAGGGTGGTAGACGAGGTGGGAGACCACCTGTGGCAGCACGCAGAGCGGTTCTGGATCAAGAAGCTGCGGGATGCGGGGTGTGACCTGCTCAACCGTGCTGAGGGTGGCCAAGGTGGTGCTTACCCGAAAGGAGAGGCTCAGCGCAGGGCGATCGGAGAAGCCAGTCGCAAGAACTGGACTGATCCTGCTTTCCGGGAGAAGGTGATCTCTGGTCGGGTGGGGTATCGGCATTCTGAGGAGACGAAGCAGAAGATCAGTGCGGCCATGCAGGGCAAAACGCATCGGGGAGTTCCACACACGGAGGCAACTAAACAACGGCTACGGGAACTGCATCTTGGTGTACGGCGAGGTTCACAGTCTGTAGAAGCTCGTCAAAAAATGTCTGAGGCGAAAAGGAGGTACTGGCATGAGTGGCGGGAACGACGTGCTGTCGAAGCTGGATCTGTGGAAACAGGAGCGACAGGAGGAAGCCGAGAAACTGACCCCAAGGGATCTTCTCAAGCTGGAAGCTGAAGTGGCTGCGGAGGAGGCGGGGCGTCTGGCTAAGAAAGTCGAGTTGGGTGACAAGATCTCCCTTGCCCTGTCCGGGAGAACTCTGTCGCCTGCGCACAAGCTGGCGATCTCCGAGGCCAAGCTCGGTATCAAGCAGAGCCCCGAGCACATCGCTGCCCGGGTGGCCCCCCGTCTGGGGAGGCCCCTCACCGAAGAACATCGGAGGCATTGCTCGGAGGCACGGCTGGGGTGGAACCCGTCGGAGGAGACTCGGGCGAGGATGTCGGCGGCCAAGAAGGGAAAACCCGGCCGGAAGCTGACCCCGGAAGACATCGCCCGGCTCAACGCCTCGCGCCAGACTCCGGAGTGGAGGGAGAAGATCCGGGTGGCGAACACGGGGCAGAAACGTTCCCCCGAAACCCGGGAGAAGATCCGGCTCGCCAAGCTCGGGAAGAAGCTCGGGCCTCGGGTGAAGGTTGCACTATCCCAGTGAAACAACCTGCCTGCCCCGAGAGGGCAGAGCGTTGAACCAGAGCGGCCCCGGAAGCACACAGCTCCGGGGCCACTCACTTTCTGCTAGACTCCCCACATCGTATAGCCCGTCTGCCACGGGTGAAGCGAAGCCGGGGGGTCCGGAATGGGGCAGACACCGGAACCCCCGGCGAACACTACACATTTATCTTGACAGTTCAAGCTAATTCGTCTATCCTTTCTTTGTGGGCATGAGAGCCCCGAAGAAAGGAAACGGAATGGACGAGAACCTCCTCCCCGACATCGAGAACGACGAGACCCTCGACGAGGTCGTCGCCGAGTTCGACGAGATCGAGGACGCTGGCTGGAAGCTCCTCCACAACTGGGGCCGCAACACCTTCCACAAGACCCCCCGCTGAGAAAGAGGAGACTGACATGCCCACCCCCTTCCTCTCCTTCGTCCCCGGCACCTCCCCCCGGTTCACCCACGACTGCGAGGAGTGCCTCTTCCTCGGGTACGCCCTCTACGAGGGGACCGAGGTGGATGTCTACTCCCACCCCCGTGCCGGGCGCACCGAGGTCGTCGGCCGCTTCGGGGACGAGGGTCCGAACTACGTCTCCGTCCCCTCCCTCTCCTTCTTCGCCTCGGTGGCCTGAAAGGACGGACATGAACGAAGCCCTGCTCAACTTCCTCTCCGGTCCCTCCGCCGCCTTCACTTGGACCTGCGGGGCCGGGGTCCGGCTCCCCCATCCCGACACCCTCGCCGAGTGGGAGGCCACCGAAGAGGTCGTCCCCGTCTTCGGCCCGGTGCCCGATCCGGAGCCGGGGTCCGAGGAGTGGCTGGCCAACCCGGACGACCGGCCTCTCCGGCCGGACGAGGTGGACGACGACGGGTTCCCCCTCTGAGGCATCGCCGGGTTCCCCGGCGTAACATCCTCCCCGGAAACTGGCCCCGGTCACCCGACCGGGGCCTTGCACTATCGTGTGGAGAACACGTATGCGAATCGCCGAACAGATCGTCTCAGCCCTTCTTCAGGAAAACGACCCTGAGAAGCCGGTGATGAAGCCCAACGCGAAGGAAATCGCTCGGGGGTCGCACGGGTACACGGCTGTGGTTCGCCCGGCTGCCGGGGGTGGTTGGAACGCCGCTGTGGTGGACATCCGCACGGGGATTCCGATCTTCAAGGTGCGGCACTGTGCGAGCCAAGCTCAGGTTCAGTCGGAACTAGCTTCCGATCTCCGGATGATGGACAAGACGGGCTTTCCGGGGATGGCTGGCCCTTCCCGAGACCGTAACTACTTCACGAAGTACGGGAGATCCTGACTTGCGCGTCCGGACCCGGCTCACCGAAGCTCTCTTGGGGGAGATGGCCATGGACGGGTCGGAGTACCCGGCCGTGGTCAAGGTCTTCGTGCAGGGTATCCACACCGGGGACGTGAACAACCCCAGCAAACTCGTCGCGCAGGTGCCTCCCGGGAGTCTCGGGAAGAGGATCAAGTACGACGCTCTCTCGAACGAACTCACCCGGCAGATCCTGAAGGACACGGGGCTTGTCCGGAAGTTCGAGATTCCCGAGTCCTTCCGGGATGCGGTGGAAAGGGTGCAAGAGATCTTCCGGGATGCGGTCATCAAGTTCATGACCTACATGGAGAGGACCGGTGGTAGCGAAGCCAGCTACGGCCGGTACATGTAGAGGCAGGCAGGAGGAGGCAACGTGCAGGAACCAGTTCTGGCGAATCTCTCGGGGTACTCGGTCCTGATCCGGACCCCCGAGGGGAACCACATCCATCTGCGGGCCGGGGCGGGAGTGGCAGGCCCCGGGTTCGAGCAGTACATCGACAACAAGACCCTCAACCGGGTGGCCCCGACCTTCGCCGGGCCGATCGTCTACGAGACTCCTGTCAAGGCCCCGGTCCCGGAAATCCTTGTTCCGGTCCCGGCGAAGGTCGAGGTCGAGGAAGAGGTTTCCGCCCTTTACGAGGAGCTGATCGGGCAGCCCGGGACACCGGCCTCTGAGCCCGAGCCGAAGCCCCCGTCCTACGATCTGAAGTACGGCGGGAACAACATCACGGTCCCGTCCAACGCCAGCCTCCAGACGATGTCGAAGTCGGAGCTGATCTTTCTCGCCACGAAGCTGGGGATGCGGACGGACGGTTCCCGTGCCCAGCTCGCGTCCCGCATCCAGCCGCTGGCCGGGAAGTCCGTGGCTGCGAAGAAGTAGGGAGTCTTCATGTCCGAGGTCACCACCTATCCTGAGCGTCATACTGAGAAGTTCGACGAGGAGGAATACTACGACTGGGTGCTCCGCCAGCTCGGACATCCGGACGTCGAGGTGGAGCTGTCCAAGGACAACGTCAAGGACGCCATGAAGGAGGCGCTGGCCTTCTACTCCAAGTACAAGCCCCAGCGGGTCACGGAAGCCTTCATCGTGGCTCAGGGGGTCACCCCGTACAAGCTGAAGTACCCCGGGGTGCGGGGGGTCTACCACATCGAGATGATGGGGGTCACGGACGGGCTCTCCAGCCCGAACATCGAGTCCCAACTCATGTCCGGGTCGTACACCTACTACGGGGTCGCGGCCCCCAAGATGGACCTCCGGTACTACGAGTACCTCCGCCAGTGGGTGAAGGTGGCCTCACGGGAACTGTCGTCCGAGCAGGACTACCACCTCTCCGACGACGGGACGACGATCTGGATCTACTCCCCGGGGCGGGAAACGAAAGTCACGGCGACCCTGACCCTCGACCACGTGAGTCCCGCGACGATCCCGAGCCACGACCAGATCTGGCTCCGGAAGTATGTGCTTGCCCAGTGCAAGCTGGTCCTCGGGGAGAAGAGATCCAAGTTCAACTCGATCCTCGGGGCGAACAAGGAAATCACTCTGAACGGGAAGGAACTCAAGGAAGAGGGTAAGGCCGAGATCGAGAAGCTGGAAGAGAAGATCGAGAAGGCGCGGACTCACTTGAGTCCGTCTTGGGGTTGAAGAAAATGAAGATCCGAAGCATGTTGGTAGGTTCCCTGCTGGAAGACATCCACGCCCTGCGCCCCTGCTCACAGGCGGAGTGGGACGTGTTTCTCGCGCACCTCCCCTCCGGAGCGGCACGAAGGGACGTTCCCTCTGGCCTCTCGTTCGTGAGGCAGATCCTTCTTCACGGGAAGGTCATCGGGCAGAAGACGACGCAGTTCAAGGGTGGTCGTCCGGTGGCCACATCGTACATGAAAGACCCCTCGTACTGAGGATTGAGATGGCGTACTGGGTTCTGAGATCAACGTCAACTTCCCAGATCGAGGAGGACGTGGACTCGATCGTGGAAGATCTCCTCGTCCCGGACATGCAGACCCTCGAAGCTCTCGAAGAGGGAATGCTTCAGCATGGCTGGGTGAAGTTCAAGGCCATCGTGAAGAAGCTGCTGCCGGACGTCTTCAGCAAGATCAGCAACGCCAAGCACCAGCGGTTCCTCGTCCAGATGGGGGAGCGGCCGGGAAGTCCCACCGTCGAGGTGGACCACTCTCTCGACGCAGCCCCTCGTGCGCCGGTTCAGCCCGGGGACAAGATCCAGATCCGTGGCCTGCTCGAACCTCACGGCGGCGACGGGAACAAGCCCGTGGTCCACTTCACCCACAAGTCCCGGGATGGATCTGAGGCTGGCTTCATCTGGAAGGGTGAGACCCCTCCGGTGTGGACGGTGAAGTGAGCACGAAAACCTTCCTCGTTCTCCGGTTGGGCCACAACGTCGCGGCCTCGCTGGACAACAAGAACGCGGCGAACATCGGGGGGATGGCCTCGTTCATCCTCTCGGCGCTGGACAAGGACATCGCTTTCGGAGACAAGCTCTCCCTGTACGAGGTCACGGCCGAGCTGCCGTTCGCAGGCTACATCCAGTACCGGGGGTCGTCCGTCCAGAACCGTTACCTCGATGGGGATGTCCGTGCCGAGCACGTGGGAGAGATGACGATCCACACAAACGCGAAGTGGTACTCGTTCCCGGCGGGTGGGAAGTGGAAGGCCCACCTGAAGCGGACGGTGGACAACGCCATCCACGTGCTGGACGCCATGGTCCCGGAGAGGTTCCCCCGGGAGAAGCGCATCGCCATGTGCGGCGAAGTCCAGATTCAGCAGCTCTTGAAGCACGTTTTCCACGAGATGCACGAGGAGAAGAATATGAAGACCACCACGAAGATCGTTGAGGCTCTGCTCGGAGAGGGATTCGGGGGCTCGGGCAAGACCGTCAAGCTCTCTCCCGGTGATCGGTCGCAGATCAACAGGGGTATCTACTCGGCGACGTTGAACAAGTATTTCAACAGTCTTGCGGCGGCCATCGAGGTAATCAACCATGCCATGAAGCCGGTGGGTTACTTCATCATGGCATCGTCCGACTACATGGGCAGGGATGACGGGCACAAGAACCTCCCGATCCACAAGGAGCACCCGGAGGGTACGGACCCGTTCATGGGCCACGATGAGGTCTCGAACTGCTGGCTCTCGTTCTCATGGCACAAGATGGGGTCCGGGAAGTACGAGATCACGGCGTACGTGAGCTGAGTCCCTGAACATGCTTCCATGTGACGCCGCGCACGATCCAGCTTATGGTCATCTGTCCCACACCATAGGTGCGGGCCAGTTCGGCTTGGCTGATTGTGCCTTCCGCGTAACGAAGACGGATTTCCCGAACTTGAGCTTCAGTAAGTTTGGCGTGCTTGCAGACCTCGCCCCTGATGTAACGGGAGGTCTCTGGGGGGCCTTGAAGGGTGTGCTTCCACGCATGACCTTGAAGGATGTGTCCGATCATGCCGTCGGTTACTCCAAATTTCAGGGCCAGTGCTCGTTTCGTCCACGCGCCAGTACGGTACAGCTCCTCCATTTCAAGCACTTGTTCCTTCACGAGTTTTCGGGCCAGCCGCCCATGCTTGGCTGCATGGCGCACGTTGTCTCCGATAGAGAGGTATTCCAAGTTCACAGCCCGGTTGTCCATTCGGTCGAAATTCTTGTGATTGACCGGAAGGTCAGACGGCCCCAGAAACGCTTCAGCAACCAGACGGTGAGCCAAGCGAGTCGTCCGCCAGCCAAGGTGCGACAGCGCGACGTACAGGTACCCGTCTGGTCGTCGGTGCGGGTTGAGCGGTCTGCCATTGCTGTGGCAGAACCGACCCAACGAGGACACGATGTAGTAGGTGAAGTTCGGAACCGTTTTCCAGACTTCAGGGGGTGTGGGCATGGCTAGTCTCCTGTTTCAGAGTGAAAGGGATTTGAGCTTCTGGAAGCGTATCAATAGGGAAGTATATCGCACTTTTCTGAAGAAGGTCGAGGTCTACCTCTACGACAGGCAGATGAAAGATCCCCTGTACGGGGAGGCCCTCGACCTGAGCTTCAACGAGGCTACGTCCAAGCCCTCCTACGAGGTCGAAGCGTTCTTCGAGGAACTTCCCGAGTGGAAGCTGAAGCTCATGAAGCACGGGCTGGACGAGGCCCGTCCCATCAAGGCGTACTTCTTCATCGACTCGTTCGCCGAGCTGGGGGTGGCCCCTCCCCGGGTGGGTGACCGTCTCCGGGTGGAGGGAGAACTCTACAAGGTCATGCAGGACAACCCGAAGGACTACTTCGGGAACACCCAGAAGGTGTTGACCCACTCCGTGGATCTCCAGCGTGTCCGTCCCGAGTCCATCAAGGCCCGGCCCCGCCCGGCCGAGGCGGACGACATCTACCCGGCGAGCCAGTTCGGTGGGGACTTCCAGAAGAAGTAGGATGGGGCCGTGGCTGTCCGGGTGAAAACGCAGATCAAGAAGCCCGCCAAGCGGGCTTCCTACGTCCTCGTGAACACGTTCGGGGACAACCGCAAGCCCGGGTCTCTTCTCCTCGCCATCCAAGGCACCTGCCGGAAGATCGCACAGGAGATGGCTCAGGAGATGCGGGATGCTTTTTACCGGCAACGGTTCAAGATGGCCCCGTTGACCGCCCAGTACCTCGCCATGAAGAAGCGTAAGGGTCTCGATAAAAGAACCCTCATCGCCTACAAGAAGTACGTCAAGGCTATCGGGTTCATAAAGACTCCCTACGGCGGCATGATCGGGATAACTCGGGCCTTCCGGATCGACCAGCGGGGGAAGAAGACCCGGAAGCTCTCGTACCATCTTCTCCAGCGGTGGCTCGAATACGGCACCCGGAAGAAACGCGGGATGACGAAAACCGGGAAGCAGAAGTACGGAAAGATGGGGTCTAGGATGCCCGCCCGTCCGATATGGCGGCCAATGATGCGGTACTGGAAGGCCCACCGTAGGGACTATGGGCTCCGGCTCAAGAACGTCATCGGGTTCGAGTTGCGGCAGAAACTTCGAGCGTTCGCAGTACGCTGAACTATCTGAACGAGAGGACATCATGGATCAGAAACCGGAAGCCATCGTCGAGTCCCTTCTCGGAGAAGGCTCCCTCACTGAGGGGGACGTCCACGGTCTCATGTCGTCCATCGACGGCTTCGAGCGGGTCATGTCCGGGTCGGACTTCCAGCACATCTACGCGGCCCTTCAGGTCGTCAAGCCGGACGTCTGGGGGCATCTTCCGGGTGAGGTTGTGGGGAACCTGAAGTCCAAGCTCGACACGGCCCGGGTGGGGCTCGTCAACTTCGTCACGGCGGCCAAGGCAGCGGTGGGGAAGGCGAACTCCTACAAGCCCCCGACGGAGTACAGCGGGTACGACTCGGCCGCTCATTCCGGGGAGCACAACCCGACCGTCCACGGGCTCGGGGTCTGACATGGCCGAAGGCCGGGGTCCGCGACGGAACAACCTCGTCGAGGCCATCGCGGATCTTCTGATCTTCCGGGCTCTTCTGCCCCTCCACGAGGGGGCATGGGATGCTCCGTACATGACGGTCCTGAAGTCTCTGGAACGGGAAGTAGAACGGTTCATCGCTCTCGTTCCGAAGGTGGAGAAACTCAATCCCGGGCTGGCGAAGACGCTCTGGCATGAACTGGGGGCGAAGAGCATGGAGATCCATCAGCTCTACGCCGAGCTGGATCAACGGGTCAAGGAAGCAGAAAGGCATCAAGCATGAGGATCGCCGAACAGCTCGCCCAGAGCCTGACCGAGCAGACCGTCACCGAGATGGACGACTCCGCCCTCCTCGTGGTGGACCGCATCCTGTCCGACATCGACCGGTACATCGCGGCCCACCTCGAACACGAGTTGGGGATGCTGAAGGACGGGTTGAAGAGCGCGGAGAAGCAGATCGCCGGGCTCAAGAATGCGGGGGCCGGGAAGACGGAGCACGACTCCATCCTCCTCAAGGTTGTCATGCCCGCGTGGCACCGCTTCGAGTCGCAGGTCACGGACATGGGCACCCGGTTCAAGAAGCTCGAAGCTGCCGCCAAGGCGGGAGGAAGGGAATGGGACGCACCGTGAGAATCGCCGAACAGCTCGCTGAGGCCCTGACCGAAGCCGTCGCACCTCTGAAAGACCGGAGCGAAGAGGCCGCCCACGAAGCCAACACCGTCATCCACTCTCTTCGGGACGCCATCGGCCAGATCGAGCACGAGATCAAGTGGCTGGAACATGACATCGAGGAGCGCACCATTCACGGGGCGCAGATCCTTCCCGGTCTCAAGACCGCCCGGACTCAGCTTGGGGTGGCTTTGACCACACTTCGGACCACGGCCCACAAGGTGTAAGGAGGCTCCCATTCTCCGACGCTACGACTCAGCGGTGATGGAGTTCCTTCGGGCCTCCATAAACGGGGAGAAGATCCCCATGGGCTTTGCCACGCCCCGCCGCGAGTTCGGGACGCAGGAAGAGATGAACCCCATGGAGGCCGGGGATGTCCCGGTTCATGGGAGCAAGACGGTCAAGCTCCCGAGCATGGTCGTCCAGCGGCTCAACTGGACCCTCGCCGAGAACAGGATGAACTACACCCGGCACCGGAAGATCCGGTGGTCGGATGACCTGAACCTCGTGACGCAGGCCCAGCACCCGATCGCCTACGACATCGCCTACCAGCTCGACATCTGGACGAAGTACCGGGATGACGCGAACATTCTGACGAGTGCGGTCATCATCAAGTTCCCTCGTCGGATGGCGAGTCTTCAGGTGGACCTCGGGCATCCGTGGGGGGTCAAGAAGGTCTTCCTTGGGATCACCAGCGTGGTGGACAACACCGAGCTGGAATCCGAGGACGGGGATCGGGAAGTCCGGATGACGATCGACCTGAACCTCGAAGCGTGGATGCCCCTGCCGCCCACGGATGTCCGGACGGTCCGGAAGGTTCTAGCGGACACGCAGATCATGTGGTTCGACGATGCCCGGGGGATCGACGCAGAGATCGGTAGCGTCGTTCTGGAGGAGAAGTAGATGGCCAGTTTCGACGCTGACATGGACGAGAAGATCCTTCTCGACAAGCCTGAGACCGAGGACGACACGTCCATCCCGAAAGACCTGCTGGGAGTCAAGGCGTTCCCCGGCAGCCCGGACGTGACGGAGGACGACATGGACGTGACTTCCGGCCCGAGGGACTTCCTCGGCAAGCCCACCAACTCGATGCAGAAGACCGAGAGCGTCTACTCGCAGATGACCCGGGCTCTCACCGAGGCCGGGCCGGTCCTCACCTGTCCGAAGTGCCACACCCCGGACGTCCGGATCAAGCACGAGGGGGACATGTGCCCTCCGTGCGAGAAGGCCCATCCTGAGTTCGGAAACATGGATGACTCTGTGCAGGAGATGACGACGGCAGCCGACATCGCCACGGTGCCCATGGGTTTCAAGGTGGACCCCGAGGACAAGCCCACCCCCGAGGAGACGGCCGAGACCGGGATCAGTCTGACCGGGGCTCCGAACCGGGTGCCGGAGTCCCACCAGCGACTTCCCCACCTCACGGCGTTCCTCGAAGAGTTCGGGGGCCAGCCCGGGAAGTTCCAGATTCGGGAGGCCCAGATCGCCGAGTCCATGGAGAGCATGGACTCTTTCATGCGGACTTTGAAGGCGGATGCCGAGACTCTCCAGAAATTCGTGGCCCACATGGAGTTCCTGAAGACTTTCCCGGCTGCCGGAAGCCCCACGGACAAGGTGCATCAGGCCGCACACTCCATGATGACCGACTACTACAACGGTCACGGGTGCATCGCGAACCTCTATCACAACAGCAACGAACTCCGGAAGGCGCTGGAGGCAGCCGGGGGAAGGCCGAAGAAGTAACCCGGGGAGGCAACTCGGGACTTGAAAGAGGAGAACATCATGGCCGAGACCACAATCAGGATCACCAACAAGCTCCGGCAGGGACTTCCCATTCTCCTGAAGGACGGGAAGGGTCAGCTCCGGAGCTGGATTCTCCCGATGCGCGGCTTCCGCGACATCGCGGCTTCGGAGATGTCGCAGGACATCGTGGACAAGGAAGCCCGGGGCTACGTCGTCGTGACGACCCCCGGGAAGATCGGAGTCTGAAGTGGCTGACCCCAACCAGAAACAGGTCACGGTTTCGATCTCGAAGCTCACCGGGTATCTGGATGGGGTCAT